CCCATTTGAGCGTCCCAGTCTTGATTGATACTTACGCGGTAAAAGCCGTTGTTTGCGAGCTGTTGCCCAAGGGTAACAGTCGACGGTAAGCCGATGATCTTAATCCCTGCTTCTTTCAGCGCTTGCGAGATTGAGCCGGAGCAATCGGCCGTGCCATCTGCCCCGTTCCGGCTTCCAAGCATGGAATAAGTGAGAAGTCCGCGACGATTGATAAACCAATTAACAGTTAATTGTTGTACACTCATAGTCTATCTCCTATTTTTTCCATTCATCATTTGCGCGTTTAACGGCTGCTTCAATAAAGGTATTGAGCTCTTGATTCGTCAAGTGGATATTTTGAGATTCAAGACCCTCGATCAAGCTAGTTTTAGCGTGTTCGAGTTTGTCTTTCCCGTGGATATCCAACTTATCAGCGACCTGCTCTGTAGCGTTGACTGCGTTCTTTGCCAAGATCTCAACGATCTCGATTGCTTTCTTGCCACCACGCATTAATAAGTATTTTTTAATCGCTTGTACCACGATTCCAGTCAATACTACTAAAATGCTCATTGCTGACGATGTGATAATGCTTGTGATTTGATCCATGTTATTTGTCCTCTTCTATGTTTAATTCCAAAAAGCGCTCAAAAAGCACTTTAATAGCTCCGTTACCGCCTAATTCGACGTAACTTTCATACAGTTTAGACAGCTCCTCGATCTCGTGCTGGTTAGTGTGTCCGCGCTTTAATGCGTTCTTTAAGTTCTCCTGCAATCGAAAACGTTGAAGTCGTTGTAAGCCTTTCCCGATAATCGTTAAATTCTTTCCGTTATCTTTCCCGATTCCTTCCACGTTTGAGACTGACCTCTCGAGGGTGTCTATCTTGTTAGATAGACCCTCAAGACGTTTGTCAGCTTCTTTCGTGGTTTTTGTACTTTTGAAGGAAAAGTAACTGGGAATAATCACGACCAAAACGGGTGTCAGCTTATCTACTAATGCCAATAGGTCCAATTAAACCACCTCCCTATCAAGCTACTCGCTTACTGGACGGGTTGAGTTTCAAGCTCAGCTTTTGGTTCAGTCCACTTCCAGACCGCCAGCTTACCGTTTTGTGAGAGTGATCCCTCAAGGTCAGCTACAGTCTCGTTATTATAAGTAAACTCTTGGTTTACTTGGACCAGCACACGTTGCCCCTCTCCATACTTAGGAGTATGGCTTGGATCGTTAACCGTAAAGATTTCGTAAGGCTTGTATGTTTTACCAGCTTGTCCAGCTTCGACCAATTCCAATCCACGCGCATATAACGTAGGATCAAGTGGACTTTCTGTGTTAGTGACTGCTGCCAAAACCGCCCAATCTGCTACCGCTTTAGTTTCTGCAATCTTGGTATCTTTTTCTGCAAGATCACTATTAAACTGCTCTTTCTGTTTGACTAATTCCACGTTAAGAGCTTTCACTCCTTCTGCTGGATTGAGTTCAGTAGTTACCAATCCAATGACTGCTTGGATCAAACTTTCATCGCTTTCGGTTGTGCGGTCACCCTCTAACACACGGTCGTATGCTGTGTATGGTGCATCTTGTCGAATTGCTACGAATGTGCGATTAGCGTCTTGTGCGTATTTATTTACTACTTTAAATGTCATATATTATTTACCTTCTTCCAATTTTTGAGAGGCCTCATCAAAGAGGTCCTTGAGTGCTTGATCGCTATCCAAAACGTCGTTAAACTTAGCTAGTAGCTCGTTTACGCGCTTATATTCCTCGTTTGCCTCTTCGTATAAGATCTTATAATTAGAGCTTTCTACGATCGCGTTTGCGAGTTTCTGTGCGATGTCGTTTACGATTTTATCTACTGTGTTCATCTGTTGTTACCTTTCATCATATATGTGGTCTGCTATAACTCCAAGCGCCAAGAGACCCTTTTATAACGGTTTTCATGGCCTCTGTCATACCTATTTGGCTGAGAGCGTGGGCCCACAATTTCCACAAAGCGGCCACACTTTCATCTAAACGTATAAACTCAGTTGGTACGTCTGTATCTGACTTCATTTTCTTTGGAATAACAAAATGCCTGCACCAAATTTCTGAGTTCTTATTCCAAGTACCCGGGACCAAAGTTTGGGTTACTACGCTAAAGTTCCAGCCATCATCGCTCGAAGCGTGACGCATGTAGTTGTAGTCGCCGTATTGAAAAAGTTTATCAACTTCATTATTGGAATTGTTGTCAATTACGATTCCTGAGAAGGAAGCAGAATTCCACTCTTCAGATCCGTTCCGATTGCTACCGATAATAGTCCGTGCATGATTTTGATTATTCTCTCTTTGAGCTTCATAACGTATAAATTGAGTTGGATAATCTTTAAACTCCCGCACAATGCCTACGTTGTCGCCATTGAGCCTAATCTTCTTATTGTTAAGGTCCATCGATAGTGACCCATCTAGTGACTTAATCCTACCACCTTCAAAAGTAAGACCCTTAAACGTTCCGGATGTTACGTTCTTCGCGTCAAAATTGACCACATTCATTTTAGCAAAGTCAGCCTCACCACCAGAGATTTTACTTGCTGAAACTTTTTTTAGATTGGCGGAATCGATGACTGCTTCATCTATCACGGTCTGACCCGTGATGTGTGTCAAACGACCATCGATCCGGTTCGTACCATTTGCAAGCAAGTTGATTGAGTTGAGCACGTCACCATTGCTGTTGAGATTTTTTACGGCCCACGATCCAGCCAACTGCGTCATTTGCGTCCGTGTGGCTTCGATCAATGGATCAGCCTTGAGTTGGTCTGTTAGCGATAGCGTGTAATCAGACTTGATCGATCCTTTCTCAACTTTGACATTCCAAACCGATTTTAGCTTATCCGGATCTTTGCGATACGTGTTCACGCGCAAGTGATAAGTCCCTGTTGGCTTATTCCAAGTGATCTTGGTTCCAGTCGTGCCAGTCTTCGGATCTGACACGATCTGATAATTTCTGACATCCTTGTCCATAATCCAAAGAACTACGTTATCGGATTCTTTAAATCCATCGTGATGGGCTGTAAAGTTTCCGTCCGTTTTAGCGCTGACGATGTACTCTTGGCCTTGTTCCATGTAAATAGACGTGCTGTCCTTATACAAGATGTTGTTGTCAAAGTTAGCCGGCTTTTTGTCTGGTTTAAACGGGCCTTTTGAGCCATTTAACAAGTTAGCACCATCAGTATTTACATATTGCCCGACCTCGGTCCGGAAGATCTGACTGCCCATAACAAGCCGTGATAGCTTGTCTGGCATATCTGTCTCACTCTGACCAATCACGCGCTCATAGAGCTTGTTTGACTCGGTCAGTTTGTTAAATTCAAGCGTTTGTCTTCTGATCGAATTTTCTTGTCGGTCTACTTTATCGTAAATGTTGCTGGTATCTCTAAGTAATCCGCTTACCGTATTTTTATCGGCGAAATCATTAGAGAGTTTTGTGACAATCTTACTATAGATCGTGTCACCATCAACACTCTTGACTCCTTCCGTGACTTTATTCTGCAAGTCCGGACTTGATAAAATCTGTTGCTTGATCTGATCAGATAGCTTGCTAGTGTCTGGTAACGTTCCGGCTTTCTTTAGGGCTTCTTCTGCCTTTGCGTCGGCTTGCGCGATTGCTTGGTTTGTTGAGGTTTGAGCGTCTGAGATCTGTTTATCAACCTCTTTCTTGATCTTATCGACATCTTCTGTGTCAATACGCTTTTCCCACATTGACCCGTTCCAGACATACATACGATCATAGATACCGTTTTTTTCAAACCAGATATCACCAACCTTATGTTCTTTATCGTCTGGTCTGTTATACCAGACTTTATTACCTTGAGCGTTTAAGAGATAATCTGGCAAGCTATTCTCAAAGTCTTGCTGTGCCTTAGCGATATCATCAACTCGTCCAGCTAGACCACTCTGCATGGTCGCTCTTACGTTTGTACCAATATCACCAAACTCCACGCTCTCATTTCGTTCATTGATAAAGTCGTAAGTGATCGTGGTTACTTTAGCAGTCTCGTCTGTAAGCCCGATCTGTGGGTAGTAGATAGGTACGATGTCGCATAGTTCTAGTTCTTCAATCCAGCCATTATCTGCATAATCAAGTGTTTTAGCTAAATCAGCATACTCAATCTTAATATTGATCTTAGGCTTACCGATTGCGTTATGCTCCATATAATCCGTAGCAAGTTTACGCAACTTATCTGGAGTTGGGATATCTTTACTCTTGCTATCGCTCTTAAATTCGCTTGAAAAGTCTACGACTTTAATTCTGCGGTGAGCGTAGAGAGCCTTGTATTTACTATCTACATAATTCTCTGGGATAGTAACCGTGATAGGGTCTGGTTGACTATCGTCTGTTGATCCTTCTGGACGGTCTGGTGTGTACGTTGCGAATGGTAACACGCTAGTATATGAGTTTTCAATCGTCTCATCAAGCTCTGCTGATAGGATATTCCTACCGTATTCCAATACGGTTGGTGCAATACGTCCTAACTGTTTATGCAGTCTGACTGTCGTATTGTCAAATTCAAACTCACCACCATAAAGGTCGAGTATAGAGCCTTCTACACCACCAAGGGCCAATCGTGCATTCTCCATCTTCGAGATATCAAACATACCCTTATTGGAAGTTTGAATGTCAGACCAAACATCAAAGGTTAGATCTCCAATTAAAGCGCCTTTCCAGATAGCTAGGGCGTTATACGCTGTACCAGAGAATGTTGTGGCATTTCGCAACACAATATATTCCAATTTGTGACTGATATGCTGACCGTATATTTTAACGATGTTACTGCTATCTTTAACAATACGTGAGATTTCAAAAGTCTGATTCTTGGTACGTAACCCGGCATCAGCTTTCAATTTCATCTCTTTTTCAAGACTTGCAACCGCTGG